TCAAGAACTGGAAGGTAATACTAATCGTGTTACTTTTTGCTGTTATGGCAATGAAGAACCAGCGCGACTATGCACTAATGCAAAAGGCGTATGAAACGCAAGTTGACTCCCACAAAGCGCAGATTGAGGGATTAAAAGAGATCCACAAACAAGAGATTCGCGAAAAGCAAAAGTTGATGGAAGAGTATATGGAATCTATCGCTGCGATTGAAGAGGACTATGAAGCCGCCCTTGAGATGATCGAACAGATAAGAGAAGACAAAAAAAGCGAATACAGAAACAAGTTTAACCAGAATAGAGAACAACTAATCATAGATATAGAAAAAAGGTTTGGTATCAAATATGCTCCTTAAACTTCTTTTAATGCTCAGCCTCACGGCGAATGCCACAGAAACAGCCAAGTTTACTATCCTGGAATACAACGCGCCGGCACCGTTTGCTGGTGTTCTCTTTGACGAAAAAGCCATGGCTAAAATATTAGCAGGCTACGACATATACAAGTATTCATGCGACATAAAGACAGAATACCAGTTAAAGATTCAAAAAGAAGAATACGAATTCAAGTTGGAAAACTTGAGAATCGAGCACAAAGCCTTAACAAATGAGTACGATTTGTTTATAATACAAAAAGACATGGAGATACAAGCCCTGTCTAACTCGCTAAAAAAAACTTCTCCGCGACACAAATGGTTGTATTTTGCTGGTGGGATCCTCATTGGTACTGCGGCTTCATACGGCGTATATAAGACATTGAATGACTGAAAAAACTCCAAACGAAATAGCCGCGATCGAGAAAGCAATAAGCGAAAAATATGGCGCCGATGCTGTCACCAACCCAAAGGCTAACTGGGACGAAGATAAAGAGAGGATCTACCTCGAACAGATGAGGGAATTCTACGAGAAGGTGAAAAGGAGCGATGCCTCGCAAGAGAAAATCGATATAAATGGTATAAAGGTAACAAAAAAACTACTTAATAGAGAATCTTTAAAATCCTGTCCCGTCTGCGGAAACTTTCCAAAAATATCTATGGATGATGTCTGTTTGATTAAGTTTGGATGTTGTAACGCTTGTTATGACAACTATGTCTTTGGTAGAGAAGAGCGCTGGAAAAAAGGTTGGAGACCAAATTTAAAATAGGAAGTATAAACCATGGCTACAGTTTACGAAATAGTTCAAGGCTTGTCACAAGCCGCAGCAAATGCATACGACGGAGCACTCACCGAAGATGGTGAGCCTGTCACAGCGGGTCTAGCCCGTGAAGATGGAGATCCGCTTTTGGACAAGCGCGTCCTCGACGGATTTAAGGTGAAATTTTATGGAAACATGATGTGCTTGGCATACCACTCTGAAGTCCAATTAAAAGAAGTGCACGCGAATGGTTTTGAGGCAAAAATAGAACAGACTATCGCCGATATCGCCTCCTTCCTTAAGAAAGAGTACAAAAAGATTCAAGGCGAATCAGTCACCCTTACCGAAGAAGGTGAGATTGATGTCCGAGTCGAGAGCACCTCACAGGTTCGCTCATTTGTCGTTGCTAAAAAACACTACAAAGTTGGTGGTTTAGACGAGGCTATGCAGATTGATGCTGGCTCAAGAGATAGAGTTGACAACGCTTGGCGTTCCTTCATGGACCAAGGCGGTTGGGATGGCAAGCGCCCCCAAAACGATACACGCCCTAAGAACAGCGGAGAGTAAAAATGAAAATCAAATCCGCCGACTTACGTCGAATCATACTCGAAGAATACATCAGTGAAGAGAACATCACAGAAGTAGATCAAGAAGAAATTGAAAAGTTGCTGCAGCAGATACAGGGCGACAAATATCGCTCTCCCGTTCAACGTGATCCAAAAAGATATGCTACGAACGATGGTGAGACTGCTGCCATGGAAAAGCCGCTTAAGGATCCTGCAGATGACGCTGCTGTAATGTCAGGGAATGTATCAGATGTTATTTATGGAATGCTAAAAGATACCTCTCCGGAAGAGGTAGCAAATATTTTTAATGTCGTCTTCGCTCGACTGCAACCTGAGCCAACGGCAGAAGTGCCGCCAGAAACCCTCTATTCGCCCGGTGCAGAGGGTCGCCCACAGGCAGGTTTCCGACTTGAGGAACTCAAAGAGCTTATTAGGGAAGCCTTAGCCGAAGGGCATTATCACGATATGGGTGGTGAAGGGGAGATGTATGATGTGCTCGATCCCCACGGTATTGAAAAGATGTCTGATGTAGAGTTAATTGATATGGCAGAAAAAGATGGAATCGAAGATATCATTGTCATGGATGGTGAAGGTGACCTTGCCAATCGTGAAGAAGTTATAGTAGCACTGAAAAATGTATGAGTTTCAAGTTAGACAAGAAGCAACAAGTTAAAGAAATACTTAAGTGCGGCAAAGATCCCGCCTACTTTCTTACAAATTACGCCCGTATATCTCACCCGATGCACGGGCTAATCCTTTTTGATACATACGACTTCCAGGACACGCTCTTGGAAGACTTCAATGATTATCGTTTTAACGTTATACTTAAGGCGCGCCAACTAGGAATATCGACAATCACCGCTGGTTATATTGCTTGGATGATGCTTTTTCATCGTGATAAGTCAATTCTCGTTATGGCAACCAAGTTCGCCACAGCCGGTAACTTGGTTAAGAAAGTAAAAAGTATCATGAAGAATCTACCCGAGTGGATTCGAATTGCCACCATCTCGGTTGATAACCGCACATCATTTGAGTTGTCTAACGGCTCGTCAATCAAGGCTGCCTCCACATCCGGCGATGCCGGTCGCTCGGAAGCATTGTCGCTTTTGGTACTTGATGAGGCTGCTCACATTGAGGGTCTTGAGGAACTGTGGACCGGTCTATATCCCACGCTATCAACTGGTGGTCGATGCATTGCGTTATCTACTCCCAACGGCGTCGGCAACTGGTTTCATAAGACGTGCGTGGATGCGGAATCAAAATCTAATAACTTCCATCTAACCACTCTCCCATGGGATGTTCATCCGGATCGCGATGAAGGGTGGTATAAGAAAGAAACCAGAAACATGTCTAAACGGCAAATAGCACAAGAGTTAGAGTGCAACTTCAATACTTCGGGTGAAACAGTTATCGATCCTGAATGCATGGAATGGCTACATGCAAACATTCGAGAACCAAAACACAGAACCGGATTTGATAGAAATTTTTGGATATGGGAAGAGTTCGACGCGACCTGTAACTATCTGATGGTCGCTGACGTCGCCCGCGGCGATGGTGCTGATTATTCTACGTTTCATATTGTAAAACTTGAAACTTTGGAAATAGTCGGAGAATACCAGGGTAAACCATCCCTAGATATGTACGCTGGAATGCTTAATCAGATAGGAAGAGAATTCGGAAATGCTATGCTCGTTGTTGAAAACAACAATATAGGATTCTCAGTATTAACAAAATTGATGGAGTATGAATATCCCAATGTATATCACTCAATCAAGTCAACGCATGAATACATAGAGCAGCACCAAGCCGAACTAAGGAACTCTGCTGTTCCCGGATTTACCACCTCGATGAAGACAAGACCTCTTATCGTAGCGAAATTAGAAGAGTTTATCAGAAATAAACTAATTACCATATATTCATCCCGAACAATTAATGAGATGAAAACCTTTATTTGGAGGAATGGTAAGCCGCAAGCGATGAAGGGATACCATGATGATTTGATTATGGCTTTAGCAATCGCTTGTTGGGTCAGAGACACGGCAATTCAAACGAGCGCCAGAGAGTTAAACTATCAAAAAGCGTTTGTAGATGCAATAGTTACCAGTAAAACTACGATGAATACACAAATAAATGGACAACAGGGATACAAAAAAGATAATATCTTTGATAAAATGAGTGAAGCAGATAAGCTATACAAACAATATCAATGGATCATAAAGTGAGAAAGTAAATGGCCAGCAAACCAACAAACAACCCAAAAAATCAACAATCAAATTTGTTTAAATCCTTAACAAGATTGTTTTCCGGACCAATCATCAATTATAGGTCGCAATCTGGTCGTCGTATCCGCCGCCAGCACCTCGATAAATTTTCAAGTCGATTTAAATCTGCATCTGGGCAACAGTTCAAGAAGTCGCTTTACAATCCCCTCGACCAAGTTTCGACAAATGCGATACAGAACCAGCGCCGCGCCGAGCGCTACGTAGACTTTGATCAAATGGAATATATGCCAGAGATTGCATCATCGCTAGATATCTACGCTGATGAGATGACCACTTATTCTGATTTGCGACCGATGTTAAACATTAGGTGCCCCAACGAAGAAATAAGGGCAGTCTTAGCAATATTATATGAGAATATTTTGAATGTTCAATACAACCTTTTTGGCTGGTCTCGCACAATGTGCAAGTATGGTGACTTTTTCTTATATCTGGATATCGACGACAAGTATGGCGTTCAGTCCGTGATCGCGTTGCCATCCTCCGAGGTTGAGAGATTAGAGGGGATGGATTCCACGAACCCAAATTACGTCCAGTACCAGTGGAACAGTGCTGGCATGACCTTTGAGAACTGGCAGATTGCCCATTTTCGTGTGCTCGGTAACGATAAGTATGCGCCTTACGGAACATCTATCCTTGAACCGGCACGCCGTATCTGGCGCCAACTGACGCTCATGGAAGATGCCATGATGGCATATCGCGTCGTGCGCTCATCTGAACGCCGCGTTTTTAAGATTGACGTAGGGGCAGTCCCGCCACAAGACGTAGAACAATACATGCAGAAGATCGTGACCCAACTCAAGAGAAACTCAGTAGTTGATGCGGATACCGGTCGAGTAGACTTACGGTACAATCCCATGTCCATAGAAGAAGATTATTTCATTCCAATCCGTGCCGGCTCAGCAACAGACATCCAAACTCTCGCTGGCGCCCAGAATATCACAGCGATTGATGATGTCAAGTATCTTCGTGATAAGTTATTCTCCGCTCTTAAGGTTCCTCAATCTTATCTGACGATGGGAGAAGGAGCAACAGAGGACAAGACTACTCTCGCCCAAAA